CGTGCTTAATCGCCTGAGCTACGTCATAGAAATTTCTGGCGATGGCGTTCATCAAGGAAGACACATGCTGGAATCGCAGATAATTGTTTTTGCTGTAAGTTGTTAAAGAGTCGTCAATGTAAACGGACCCGTCAGCAGCAACTGAAACTGGATTAATGCGCGCAAGAACGAACGCTTCACGATCAACTGCACCGATATTTGGAATTCGGGCAATGTTCTGTCGATCAATAATCGCGCGTGATATACCTGCGGGTGCGTAATGCCAACCACCAACATCCGGTACCAGCGCAACTCCTTTTGCTTTCGCTACGAATGCGTCGCAACTAATGCCATAGACGACATTCATCCCAGTGAAGGTATCTCGGCAGGAAAGCGGGAAGTAGTAACGGCTTGGTTGATGTGAGCCGCCAAAACTATGGCTTTTCGCTTCTGAAATAGCGTTTTCAGGTGTCTGGTTGCCCTTCAGGTCATAGAACATGTCTACGCGAACATCTTCAGCCAGCTTTTTGATTGCGGCTAAGGCGGATGCGTCATAACAACCCAGTGACAGCAATGCGGTGTAATTAACCTCTGAAGCTTCGAGAACCTTTAATGCTTCCAGATAGTCTTCAGTGTTAATTGTGGACAGATCGCCATCAGTACCACCTTCAAAAGCTACATCCTCAAAAATGAGTTGAGCAGCAGATGCTTCTGCATCATCTGCCAGCACGGCACCAATGCGAGTGGACTGGCTTTCAAGCAGTGTCGGAATCCATGCAGGTTGGCCCATGTCGTTAGTGCCTTCTGGATTGAAGGACACCTGGTGGCTTTCCAGTACCTCAATGGACCCATCAGTTTGTTTTTCTTTCAGCGTCAGCGTAAAGAGTTCGCTTTCTTCATTATCGCGGGTTAGTGATAACGTGCGATTTTGAGATGCATCACCATCTTTGATGAAGAATAATGCTTTCTCATCACCTTTTATCTGAGGCGTCTCTTTTGGTGTGAAGACCTCTGATTGAGTCGTTACTGTTGAAGCAACACCAACGCTTAATGTGTCACCTGGATTTACTGTGGTTTCAGTTGGTTCAACGGAAAGTTCTTTACTCGCCTTTGCCGCTTTTGCTCTGCCCACAACGGAAACAGAAATACCCGGTACCTTCATGTCTTTAGCGCAAACTCGAACGACATATCCAGAACCGCCTTTTACTGCACGCTCCACGTGGCGGTATGGTTCAAATGCCGCGCCCAGGCGAGGGTGAATCGGTGAACCTAATACGCTTTGATAAGTCGTATCGTCAACTTTCAGTACCTTACCCGGTGCGCCACGACGCGATATTACAAGCCCAGCAAAGACGGAAGCGCCACCGCTGGTATTGGTGAGGGTAGCGTCAGCATTGACTGACATTACAGCAACGCCAGCTGCCTGCCCTACCGAAAAACTAATCTTATTCATGCTGGTTCTTATCCTCTAAAGCGAGAGAACGAGGCAAGGCTACCCACGGTTAATGGGCAGCCTCTGATCAGGATTCGCTTACCGTGAAGTTGTCGCCTACGGTTACTTCTTTCGTAGTTGGTTCAACACTGACGGCGCTTACGCTTTTAGGTGCCTCCCTAACAGTGACTGTGCACTGTGCGGTTTTATTGCCGTCATTTGTTTTGATTGTCAGCACTGCCTGCCCGGCCTTAAGAGCGGTACATGTAGTGCCATCAACCTGGACAATTTCAGGGTGATCGGACTCAACAGTGAAAGATTTGTCTGTTGCGTCAGATGGCGAGATAGTTACTTGAATGTTTGCCATTCTTTTCTCCTGAACGCCCCTTATTCAGGGGCGTGTTTTTGCCTTACTTCTGCTTTGTTTTTTTCTGTGCCTTTGAAGTGTTCGCGGCGATAGTTTCACCTTCATCTACGTCAAGTGACGTTGGTGATACCGACACGTTCGCCACCATCACTTTTTTTCGTTAACCTTGCCTGTCAGCATGTCGATAGCGCCTTCTTTGGCACGAGTCAGACGCAGGCGAGTGAAGTAGTTTTCACCGTTGCGAGGATGTACTTCGTTGATGGCACTGCCCCAGAGAGTGGTACGGTTAACGAGAGACGGATTGGTTTCGTGCACGTAAGGGATTGCAGGGACTGCATCACCAGCAATCAGACCGGCTTTACCGATGCCTTCGCCACGCCCATAGAAGAAGATGTCATCCAGCCCGAAGTCATATCCCTGTGCCTGGAATTGCTCACAGACAGGTTGCGGCACTTCGTAAATACGAATCGTGCCAAACAGGGTGCCGATGTACTGTACATACGGCGACTGAACGTAACCTGGTGCGATCTGGAAGTGCTGTGGAGGCAGAGAGCGCAGGAAGTTCGCGGCGTCACCACCAGCAAAGCCGCCACGAATACCCGTTGTCAGGGTACGATTTGCCATTTCCTGAGACAGAGCGTTTACTACGTGACGCAGGAGGCCGACCCAGGACTCATAGTTTTGAGCTTCCGGCAGAGCCACATCAAATTCACGGCCATAAACGGTATGGAATACCAGGGTGCGCAGACGCATGATGTCAGTTTCATGGGAGATCCAGTTACGCATCGCGGAGAACTGAAGTGCCGCTAATTCAAGGCCGTGCTCACGGCTTAAATCGGATGCGGACATTACCGTGTGTTCGGAAGCAATTACGTACTGGGACGGACGAACTTCGTACTTACGCATAGCCTGGTTGATCACAGGAATCAGGCTTGGATTGCGCTCGATGTTAATTTCGACCTGAACAGCAATTTCAGTACCTTCTGGCGGAGCCTGGGTAAATGTAATGTCAATGACACCAGTGTCATAGGCAACTTTGGCAGTCGCTGAGAAAGCATTACCTTTGCTGTCTTTAGCATTGAAATAAAGGTTGCCATCGCCGTCGTCAACTTTGGACGGTTTGCGGTTGATCAGCAGTTTGTTATAACCAGCGCGAAGCGGGCAGGATTGTCCCTCAAAATTTTGGATGTCGAACTGGAAGGTTTTGGTGCTGCCATCCCCTTTAGTGGAAAGGGTATACAGGCGCTTCATTTGAGAATAAACACCAGCTGACTGCATATTCAGTTCGTCACCTTGTTTGAAGGTGCCGAATTTTGTGCCTGCTACGTTGACCAGTTCATAAATATTTGACTCGTCACGATCACAAGGAACAAAAGTACAGGCATCACTGGTAGCAGCGCCCAGAGAGGCAGGCAGAATTAGAGCAGCATATTGAGCAACTTTCATTACGCCGTCAGAGCTACGCATTGATTGCGCGACAGACTCAAACATTGCCTTACCCGTGCCTTCATGGGTATCACTGGCACATTCAGTCATCAGGCGTTCAAGAGCCATGTGTGCGTTCGCCAGGATGTCACTTGCCGGGTAATGACCATGTTGACGTTTATACTCATGCAGAGACATAGCCCACCCACCAGTGATCTGACGAGCGACCTCTGGATTTACGCCTTCAAACATAGGCACTTTCTGGATTGCTTTATCCAGGTTTTCCATCATTACTGCCTGGTCAGCAATCATGTTGCCTGCTGCATCGGTGGTCGGATCGACGGTCATAGCCATGACGCTTGCCGCCCGATTCATAATCTCGCGCTCGCGATCACGAGCTGGCTGAATGTTTTTATTCACGGTTAAGCCCTAAATTCGGGCGCGGCGTGAAGGTTCTTTTGACGGGCTAACAATACCTACTTTGTGATTTAGTCAATAGGTTTAGTAAAATAAAATCTATTAACACGCATGTTGTTATGTGATTTAATTTTAGTTTTCTAACACAAATCATTAGAGTTATGGCGTATCGAATCTTTGTTTCGTATAAAAATGGCGCTAAGAGCCACTCTCTGAACACAACAAGTCGCTTTCTTGTTGAGGCGCAGTTGGCATCAATTCTTGCCGAAAGTGAGATACTCTCGCTCGCTGAACGGATCGTTATCCAGTTTTCTGGTAGAGATATACTCAATGTCCCCGCCCTCACCCCGGCATCCGAAGTTATGGAATCAATTAAATGGCCTGTATGCGGATGTCCTGCCAGGGTTGAAGAGCCGGTAACTGCAACGCTCTACATGCCGAAAGCTGTAAGAGATTGGCTTGCTATGGTTGGCAATGGGAAAGTCAGTGCTGGACTTCGCAAGTTAATTGAAATGGCAGATATTCCTGAGTTAAAAAATGCATGGCGACAATGAGTAAACAAGGGACAAAATGAGTCACGTTAACCCATCAAAAACACAATATCGCTTAATGCTGGCGATCGCGTCAGCTATACCAACCAGCCTGAATCCCCCGGCAGGCTATCCCGCTGTTGTTGATGATTGTTTTCAGTATTACGGAGAAGACATCCTGAGCCAGTCAAAAGCGCTCAAGCAGTTATGTAAGGCAGGTATTCTTCACTGTATCGGAGATCCGGACGATTTTGTTGTTATGCTGGCGGATCGTGACTCTTTTCTACTGTCCTGGAAAGCCGGTGCGCGCGAAGCACGTTTGGGGAATGGTATTGGTTACATAGACTATAGTGATTGTCCGCTGGCATTTGCTGGTGGATACATGCATTGGCATGAGCGAAATAGAGGCCGTCAGCGTCAGTATCGCTTGAGTGACTTTAACGTCTGTCACGGTTTCGAAGAAGCTGACAGCCAGGACATCTGGCTTCAGGAGCCTTGATCCCCCTTCCCTTCCCAAATCTCCCTGTTTCTTTGGTTATTCAGTGCGTTTCGTTGGTTGCATTCGTCGATCGTGCTGAATAACTGTTCAGCGTATGTCGGATACTTGTTTAACAGCACTGGCGTGTCCTCTGGCACTAAACAAGGGGAGTAATCAATCAGATTTGCCTGCGGCTTGCTGGTGGCTTCTACGGTAATTTTCACTGGCACGCTGGTTGATGGCTTTTGCCCGTTCCCGCTGCATCCTGATAACGTCATCAGGCACACGCACATCGTTAATCCCAGCACGGCGTAACGCATTTTCAAGGCGAGTGATTTCATTCTGGCTTTCCTCTCGTTGTTTGATTAGGTTGGCATTCAGTTCTGCTGTTTTGCGCTGGTACTCCTTTTCCAGTGCTTTAATTCTTTCGTTTTCGGTCAGCATGGCTGAGCGAGCGTTCTCACTTAACTGTAATGCGGTAGAAAGCGTGTTGTTCGTGCTTTCCAGTTGTGATTTTGAGTCTTCAAGCGATCGGACATACCTGATGTGTTCGATAACTGCCGTCGTTGTTCGGTAAATTCCAGAAATGGCTAAAAGCGCAATTACAATCAAAATTATCTTTTTCAAAACCATCCTCTTCAGGTTCATTTTTTTGGTGTTAAACATGTACCAATTTATATCCTTTTGTGTTCCTAAGTGGTGTTGCTATGGTTCCTTTTTGGTGTTCGTTTGGAGCGCGTCGATAACGCCTTGTGGTATGATTAAACTGATTGCCGGACTCATTACTGCATCATCCAGTAGAGAACCAGTTAACGTGATGGCGACAGCGTTCTCTAAACCTTTGGTTGCCTGAGTGGTTGACGTTTTAATGCGACCTGCAAGGGCTACGACACTCTCACTTGCTGAGTTAATTTCGGAGAGTAAAACTTCGGCGGCTGTCACTGCTTCCCGTAAAGCATCAATTTCATCCTGAGTAATGACTGGAGCCTGAGCGCCCCCAGTACCACCCTGCCCACCATTGCTATCACCACCAGCACTTCCGGCAGCTTCAATTTTTGCGTTAATGGCGTTCATGGCGGTTTTCAGAGCATCAAGTTTTAGCGCCGTCAATGCGTCCGTTAGAGATTGCGGAATGGAAACATTCCCCATTCCCTCAACAAGGGCGAAAGCAGGTATGGGGGTCAGCTCGTTACCTTTTGCGTAGCATTCCCAGCCAATCTTCATCTGTAACAGCTCTGATGGCTTGGTGTATGGGGAAAGAGAATCAGCCAGTAATGAAGACGCTTTGCTGGCCTCATTGAGCTGTTCAGAAAAGCCAAGCAATTGAGTAGTCCAGGCCGAAACAGAATCAGGATAGGTTTTATCGGCGTGAACTATTCCCTGTATGGCGCTGGCGAGTGATGAGGCTTTTACAGAAGCTGCCCGGCTTATGGTTATAGATTCTGGTGTAGAGATACCGGCATCTGACAGAATTTTGAAGGCTTTAACTTCACCTATTGAATCAAGCATTATGCAACCTGAAAAATATCCTCGCCGTTGGCGATAACAGAACCACAAGAAAGCGGATCGCCTACACAGACAACTCCCTTTCCACCTATCGAAAACCATACTCGCGTCGATACAGCTGCCCCTGGGTGTGCACTGTTACCGTCAGTGTGACTGGGAAACATGGCACCATCTACAACAACTGGCTTACCGTTAACGGTGAACCAGGGAACGGTTTCAGCTACCAGTCGCGGCGGAAATCCTCCGTGACCAGAACAAAGGGTGTCGCTGGTGGCTATTGCGCTCATTCTTCACCTCCTGGTTATCCTCCTATTGTCATCACTTTGTTATTTCGTCATTCAAACGGAGAGTTAAATTTCGGAATATTTTTGTATTCTCAATTCATTCTCAAATAAATCTCACTATCAGGCCATCATTCAGTGGGTGATTAAGATATTCTCAAAATAAACTCAACAAGCGCTCTTTTTTGTCTCGTTTGGTGTGGATTTTTGGGTGCTTCTCTTTTAAAATTACATTTTGATTCTCAAATGTGTCTCAGAAGTGGAGCAAGAAGATGCGCATTTTTATCGATGATGGTTCAACCAATATCAAAATGCTGTGGGAGCACGACGGGGAAACTCGCACTCACATCAGTCCTAACAGCTTTAAGCGCGGATGGTCAGCAACATTTGGTGCTGGCAAGCCGTTTAACTATGTCATTGACGACGAGAAGTATTCGTATGATTTGATCTCGCCAGATGTTCTGCCGACGAATAACGTGGAATGGCAATACAGCCCGCTTAACGTCCTGGCTGTTCACCATGCCCTGCTGACAAGCGGTATTGAGCCGCAGGAAGTAGAAATTGTGGTCACGCTGCCTCTGGCGGAGTTTTACGACGACGACGCGCAATACAATCTCGATAACATCGAGCGCAAGAAAGCCAGCCTTATGCGCCCCGTCACGCTGAATAAAGGCAATGTGTTCACGATTAAGAAAGTTACGGTACGACCGGAGTCTATTCCGGCAGGAATTGGCCTGTGCGACAATCTGAACCCTGTCCATTCTGTTCTTATCGTCGATTTGGGTGGAACTACCCTTGATGTTTCAATGGTCGCTGGGCAAATGACGGCAGTTTCCCGTGTTTTTGGCGATTCGAATCTTGGTGTATCACTGGTCACCAGGGAAGTAAGGCAAGCACTTGCAAGGGCCAATACCGAAACGTCAAATTACAATGTTGATCAGCTCATTATTAACCGCCACGATGAAGATTATCTGAACGACAATATCAATGACCCATCAGCGATTGGTGATGTGAAAAAGGCCATTGCCGCAAGCATTGACCGTCTGCGTACCCGAGTTCTTGATGTGATTGGCGACTTTAAAGGATATACGCATGTCATGGTGATCGGTGGTGGCGCACCGCTGGTGGCAGATGCAATTCGCGAGCAAGTTAATATTCGTGATGACCGTTTCTTCGTGGCGGATGACCCGCAACTTGCTCTTGTTCATGGCCTGAAAGCAATCGGTTAACGAGGTAATGTCCATGTCTCAGGAACGTAAGAAAGTGATGATTTATCTTCGCCCAGAGGCTTATGCCAATGAAAAGGCGGCGAGCGAGAAGATAAAAAAACATAGCGATATGGCAAGAACCGCATTGTTGGCAGGGCTTGCGCTGGGAGAAGTCGATAGCAGGCTTCCAGGATTACTGGCTTCCCTGCTGACCGAAGACAATAACCCGGAGCTGATCCGAAAAATGCTGGCATCCTTCCTGGAACTACCAGCTGCGGTTGAGGAGCGCCCTGCCTCCATTGAGCCAGTGAAGGAGCAAGTTGTTGCCAAAAGCGCGTCGGCGCGCAATCTGGCTGACTCTCTACCTGATTGACAGAAGATGTGCTGGTTTAAGGCTGCAAATTGCAGCCTTTTTTATGCCTTAATGGTGTCTAATTAGTGTTAATCTGGCACCGGTTAGGTGCTGTTATGGTGCAATTTTGTATCTGGTTCCAATTTAGGGCTGATTTCGTGTTAAATAGGATGCAATATAAGGTGTATTTGGTCTGATTGATGTTATACTTTGCCAAACATTCATGACTCCATTATAGAGCCTGTCCCGCATCAAAAAGGCTCTTATCTGGAACCGTTTTGATACCAAAATCACACCGAGGAACGGATATGATTATATTGGTAGTCAGCCAAAAAGGTGGCTGTGGAAAATCAACCACAAGCGTAAACATCTGTGCGGAGCTTGCCCGCGCAAATAAGGATGTAGTGTTACTAGATGCAGACAAGCAAGGAACAGCTGCCCGCTGGGCAGCTGACCGTAACACGGCAGAGGTTTCTCCTGTAATTCATTGTGTCCAGAAGTTTGGTAATATTCGAGAAACACTTCTCGATCTGGATAAGCGTTATGAATTTGTAGTTGTTGATACAGCCGGGCGCGATAGCAAAGAGATGCGTACAGGCATAACCGCTGCAGATATTGTGTTGGTCCCATTCAGACCATCTCAACCAGATTTAGACACGCTGGCACACTTTGTTGAAGTGTTTGAAGAGGCTTTGGACCTGATGCCTAATCCTAGCATTAAGGCGTTCGCAGTCTTAACAATGGCCCCATCCAATCCGGTTGTGAATGAAACCAATGAGGCCAAAGAGTACCTAGCTGAATATCCGCAACTGAAGTTGCTGAAAACCATCATTCGTGATCGTAAGGTTTACCGCGATTGCATGGCTGAAGGGAAGGGCGTTGTTGAGATGGACAACGGGAAAGCTAAAGGTGAAATCCAGATGTTGGTTAAGGAGTTATTAAGTGATTAAGCCTCGTAAATCGGTAAAAGCCCCCGAAGTAAAAGACCCCGATCTTGAACGCCGAATTGAGGATTTTGCCAGTAAGGCTGATTTGGTGCCGGGTGAGCAACCAGAAGACAACAAAGTGCTCGATAAGGACGCTCCACGTGATTTTAAATCTATTCGTGTTGGTTTCAATGAATACGAGTACCAAGTACTTGATGCGTTAAGTAAAAAGCATAATCGCAGCAAATTGAATATGATCCGCCATGCTATCCTCATGTTAGCGGAGTCTGAGGAAGCAAAATAAAGTCTTTCAGGTTGGTTTTAGAACTTAAAAAGTCTTGAACCAAAGGTGTACCAATACACCACTAATTTGGTGCACCTTTACATCCTTTTTGGTTCCAATTGTGTGCCATTTATCATTAATTTACTTATGCGCAAAAGTGGGCTTCATGAAAAAGCTCATTATTGAAATAACGATAGAAAGCAATTTCTAATCAACTAGTGGTTGTCAGCCTATTCGGCTTATAAGATCATACGCTGTTATACGTTGTTTACGCTTTGAGGAATCCACAATGAGTGAGGCAGAAGCCCGCCCGACTAACTTTATTCGTCAGATCATCGATGAAGATCTGGCCAGTGGTAAGCACACCACAGTACATACCCGTTTCCCGCCGGAACCGAATGGCTATCTGCATATTGGTCATGCGAAATCTATCTGCCTGAACTTCGGGATCGCCCAGGACTATAAAGGCCAGTGCAACCTGCGTTTCGACGACACTAACCCAGTAAAAGAAGATATCGAGTACGTTGAGTCGATTAAAAACGACGTTGAATGGTTAGGTTTTCACTGGTCTGGCAACATCCGTTACTCCTCCGATTATTTTGACAAACTCCATGCCTATGCTGTTGAACTGATCAACAAAGGCCTGGCGTATGTTGACGAACTGACGCCGGAACAGATCCGCGAATACCGCGGCACCCTGACGCAGCCGGGTAAAAACAGCCCGTACCGCGACCGCAGCGTTGAAGAGAACCTGGCGCTGTTCGAAAAAATGCGTGCCGGTGGTTTTGAAGAAGGTAAAGCCTGCCTGCGTGCGAAAATCGACATGGCTTCGCCGTTTATCGTGATGCGCGACCCGGTGCTGTACCGTATTAAGTTTGCTGAACACCACCAGACTGGCAACAAGTGGTGCATCTACCCGATGTACGACTTCACCCACTGCATCAGCGATGCGCTGGAAGGTATTACGCACTCTCTGTGTACGCTTGAGTTCCAGGACAACCGTCGTCTGTATGACTGGGTACTGGACAACATCACCATTCCTGTTCATCCGCGCCAGTACGAATTCTCGCGCCTGAATCTGGAATACACCGTGATGTCCAAGCGTAAGCTGAACCTGCTGGTGACCGACAAGCACGTTGAAGGCTGGGATGACCCGCGTATGCCGACCATTTCCGGTCTGCGTCGTCGTGGTTACACTGCGGCTTCTATTCGTGAGTTCTGCAAACGCATCGGCGTGACCAAGCAGGACAACACCATTGAGATGGCGTCGCTGGAATCCTGCATCCGTGAAGATCTCAACGAAAATGCCCCGCGCGCAATGGCGGTTATCGATCCGGTGAAACTGGTTATCGAAAACTACCAGGGCGAAGGCGAAATGGTCACCATGCCGAACCATCCAAACAAACCGGAAATGGGTAGCCGTCAGGTGCCGTTTAGCGGTGAGATTTGGATCGACCGCGCCGATTTCCGCGAAGAAGCTAACAAGCAGTACAAACGTCTGGTGCTGGGTAAAGAAGTGCGTCTGCGTAATGCTTACGTCATTAAGGCTGAACGCGTGGAGAAAGATGCCGAAGGCAATATCACCACCATCTTCTGTACTTATGACGCCGACACCTTAAGCAAAGATCCGGCAGATGGTCGTAAAGTGAAAGGCGTTATTCACTGGGTGAGCGCGGCACATGCGCTGCCGGTTGAAATCCGCCTGTACGATCGTCTGTTCAACGTGCCGAACCCAGGTGCTGCGGATGATTTCCTGTCGGTGATTAACCCGGAATCGCTGGTGATCAAACAGGGCTTTGCTGAACCGTCGCTGAAAGAAGCGGTAGCGGGTAAAGCATTCCAGTTTGAGCGTGAAGGTTATTTCTGCCTCGACAGCCGCCATTCTACGGCGGAAAAACCGGTATTTAACCGCACCGTTGGGCTGCGTGATACCTGGGCGAAGTTAGGTTAATAGGTATTTCGCCACATGAAAAAGTAAACGCCGCTACTGCGGCGTTTTTTACTTCATTATTGCAATTATATCGTTAGCAACTACACGTGTTGACGCCTTGCAGGAAACCGACCGTCTGGCTGCCATATGATGTACTTTAAACCCGTTTCCTTCATATAGTTCACGGATGTTTGGAGCACCACTATTTGTTATCACTACCTTAGCGCCGCGCTGGTGGGCATCCACCAACAGTGATACAAGCCGTTTCTGTTCGTCGAAACGGAAGCTATTTCCTGAATAGCTGGTAAATCCCTCTGTATCCGGAAGCGGTTCATACGGCGGATCACAAAAAATCACATCGTCTTCACCAGCCGCCTCAATGACGCTAGCAAAGTCACCTGATACAAAGGAAGTGTTTTTGAGTACGTCATCAGCCAAAAATGCCTCCATCTCTGCATGTGGGAAGTAGGGCGCTTTGTATTTGCCATACCCTACGTTGAACTCGCCATTTTGGTTGTACCGCGTTACGCCATTAAAACAGTGCCGATTAAGGTACAAAAAGGCAGCAGCATGATGTAGTTGGTCATACTTTCCTCTGTTAAATGCCTCACGCACTTCGAGGTAAGCGTCAGCGTTGTTGTAATTTTTGAAAAAACTATATGCCAGCGTGACGAGCGAATGTCCCTCTCGCTGCAATGTCTGATAGAAGTTAATCAGGTCACCGTTAATATCATTAAGCAGGTTGTGGCGAAATCCTGCATTCGTAAATACGGAACCGCCACCAACGAATGGTTCTATTAACCGCTTGCCGTGTGGTAGATGCTCAAGCACTGTAGGCAACTCTGAGAATTTACCGCCTACCCATTTGAATATTGGGCGTTCATATTCATCCGGAGTCCGGAGTTTTCTTGTGTAGGTAATGGTATTTATTGTTTTTTGCTGTTTATCCGCTACGGTCGCAAGAATGCGACACCCTATCCATTGCATAACAGGAACTGCCATGCTGTTGCCGATCGCTTTGTAACGCGGTCCGTCAGCTGCAAGCATCGCGGCCTCTTCTTCGCTTAAATCTGGATAGTGATTGCGAAGGTATGCCAGTTCATCTGAAGAAACTTTTTTACGCTTTTCCGTCGGGATCAACGTATGCCCCTCAGGAAAACCTTGCAGCCTTTCACATTCGACAGGGGTAAGACGGCGGACAGCTACTTCTGCGTTTCTTACTTCATAGCAAACAGCTGTTGGATTTTTAGCCATTAGAGATGGTGAAGTATTCTTAGTTGCAGCATGTTGTGTACCGCTCATACGCTCAGGAAAAGCCAATGTAACAAGATGCTCATGGCTTTCTTGCTCACGTGCCCGCAATGTACCATGCCCTTCTGACCAAAAACCTGCTCCTGTGCTGCTAAAAACGGCAAGGTCAGTGGCATCTTTAAAATCTCTTGCCTTTACTGTCGATGCGGTTTCATCGTCAATATATTCCCCAAATGCTGCCATCCTGAAAGCGTTTACGGCTTTCGTCGATTTCATACCGGGTGGCATGTCAGCGTGTAGGCATGGATTTAGGCTTTCGCCACTGATTGCAGCGCCATTTGCAATAATGGCGGAAGCGATTTCCTTCTTTTTTCGGCTCGGCGCAATATTCCGGCGCACGCCTTCGAACTCAAAAAGTACCGTTGCGGGATCGAGGTCTGTTCGAGCACTTGCGACAACAAACACGCGTCGGCGTCGTTGTGCCACTCCGAAGTATTGGGCATCAAGGATTCTCCAGGCCACTTTTCGCTGCGGTCCATAAATACAACCACACTGCGGCCACTTTGGAGCATGGCAACCGGTTTTGCCATCCCACCGCCAGAACGTGTTACTTTTTCCTGATTCAGGTCGATCACCTGGTTCAAATGGCGCATCTTCTCCAGCCAATCCGGCAAGGAAACATCCGAAGGCGTTATCTGCCGATGACAAGACTCCTGGGACATTTTCCCAGACGATAACGGCTGGTTTGAGAAATGACTCAGCCCGTTTGTCGTCAATTGCATTTGCAAGCTCCACATACTTTAAAGTTAGCGCGCCACGCTCATCATCAAGCCCACCACGTAATCCCGCGATACTGAATGCCTGACAGTTATGGACCACCGCACCATTGAGGATATAGGAATGATCACCTTCGACTTCTATGTTGTATACAGTATCTAGGCCTACCGATTTAAACTCTTTGACTGTTCGTAAAAGCATTCCATGAGCCAATCTTGATTTACGTGACAATTTCTGCGGGCAGATTGTTACCTGATAATAATTCCGTTGATTTACCACGCGATCCTCGATCACTTTTTTGGGCTCAACTTCAATAAAGCTGACCGAAGAAACATAACCACAAGTCTGTGACAACCCCGCAACGCCCCAAGCAAGCGCAGAACTAACACTATTAATTCTAAATCCCGCTTTACCACTTGGTGTCCCATCAGTATCAAGATAGCCTTGTAAAAACACATGACGCAATGGATGCGACATCACCCATGCAGGGATACGCTTAGCATGGCTTAACTCGCCAAAATGTTCATTAAGCCAATTGGCATAACACGTATCATTCAAGGTTACTTTGATGCTCCCTCGGATTTCGCTTGCCACGGAAAATATGTTTTCTGGTATGCGGCAATGAAACTTTCTCAATTTCTGGCAATTTATGCCAAAAACAACCGCCTTCTTAGATTTACCTCTCCATCTCCTAATATATCCATCGCCAACATAAGCGCCCGCAAGATACATAGCCTGTTCTTCAGACAAGAACCGAGAACAAATATCTGGAAATGCAATATTGAAATTAGTTAGAGCGCACCATTGATATCCCGGCATATCACATGCTGCTCGCCATTCCGGTTCAGACAACAACTCTCTCTTAAAATATGTGCCATTTTTCCGGGTGTTTTGGGCTTTCCACCGAACAGCCAGGAAGGGATGGTCATTGGTTGTTCTTATACCTAAAGGCTGCCCAACGGCATTAAGTAACCCCGTATTAGCTATTTTTGAACCAACTCTTTTTACTTGTTGTAACCGCCCGAGATGACTGACTACGTAATCACCAGGGCAAACATTTTCTATTGGTTTATAGCCATTTTTACAAAGAACCATATGCCCCGCGGTAAAACATGGTGTTCCCCCGACGAGCACGTCAGGGGATTTGAACCGCCCCGGGTTTCCTGGAGAGTGTTTTATCTGTGAACTCAGGCTGCCAGATCATCGTTTCCGATGGAAGCATAATAAGCTTTTTCTGCTTCTGCCGGAGGAGTATGGCCCAGCCTTCCCAGCAATCGTCGATTGTTATACCAGTCCACCCACGTTAGTGTGGCCA